ATTTCTCCAAAATGGTTTCAAGTCACTTGTATTTAATTGACAAATTCATAAGTTATATTATCATTATATTAAAGTTTTATTAAGATTTGATGTCTACCTTTCGTCCTAACATTGGATCTACAATTGTTACAAGTTGTCCAGAAGCATTGTAAGTGTAACCTATTGCTCCTTTTAATACTACACCAGGAACAGTATAAACTGAATCCTTGATGAGAGGTCTCATATTAGGAGCTCTTTGAGGTTCTTCTCTACCAGCAAGATTCCTATCAGGTGATGATGCTAGTATTGGCTGTACAGCCTGTGCTTCAGCTATGTTCAATATTTCTCATCCTATCTACGAGCCTGTTTGCTCGATTTGTTACTTGTTCATACCATCTACTATCAACCATTTCATCAGCAGCTTGGTTCCAATCTCGGTTATCAACTCCTCGCTTCATACCTTTAAACTTAGACAGTCTTGTTAAGCCCATGTTAAACATCATATTAGCAATTATGTGTTGAGCTTCTTCTGGAAGCTCATCAAAGTCAACATATAATTTTTTACAATCTAACAATACACCTTCTAAGTCAGCCTCAAAGGCTTCAATAACTCTATCTGGTGATACTGGCTCACCTTCTGTTCCTGGGTATTCGGGGTCTCCTTCAACAATGAGATGGCCAATACCAAAAGTAGGATAGCCAAGATGATCGAGATACACGTGATGACAGATTCCTTCATCTATTTCTAGTTCTCCTCTAAGTTTGTCTATATCCATAAATAATCTCCTAAAAGTGAGGGGGGCTTTTGCCCCCCTATATATTATTTACCCAATTTAATTTTTTTGGGCAATTCAGATTCAGGAATAACTCTTTTAAGTTCTATTACCAGAATCCCATCTACGAGGTCTCCTCCAACAACTTCGACATGGTCAGCCAACGTGAAATGTCTTTCGAACGAACGGCCTCCAATGCCTTTGTGTACAAAGTCCCTTTTGCCTTCTTCTTCGGTCTTGGAACCTTTAACAGTAAGGATGTTTTCTTTGACTTCAACATCTAAGTCCTCCTTTGAAAAACCAGCTAATGCAAGTTCAATTTGAAACTCATCATCAGATGTTTTCACTATGTTGTAAGGTGGATACTTTGTGACTTGAGCGCGACTTTGAAGGTCGTGCTGCACTCGATTAAGTTGATCGAACATTCGATCAAAGCCTACAGTATGTTGGAAAAAAGGTGAGTCGTCAAACGGAAACGGTTTAAGAAAAGTCATATCTGAACTCCTTTCAAGCAAGTTCTATGTTATGTGACCCATTATGGCATCACTCTTATAATATAGGGCTTCTGCGCTACAAAGTCAACGCTTCTTCCCTATGTTATATTTAGGTATCAATTCCCATTGATCTTTATCTTTAAACGGAATAATTTTAATTTGGTTAAGAGGAGTAACTGGCTCTGCTGTCTTTGATGGATCAGCTACATCTACCAAACCCCATTCACTCAACAAATTAGTAATTGTATTTCTTCTTCCTTGGTCCTCTTCAGAAAAGTTTGTAGGCTTTCCATCTAATGCAAAAAGCTCCTTGAAGTGGACTATATAATATTTTTGTTGTTTATGGAGAATATGACAACTCTGATATAGAGCCTTGTTCTTTCTGGAAGCCACTCCAATTCTGGTCAGTGTCTCTTTCACTTTCAGAAAGTCTTCGTCATGCCGAAGTGTCACTTCTACCATAGAATCAATCGACCCTACGCTCATCCTGTGTTCCTCTAGTAATTATTTCTCTTATTTCTTTGATTACATCAGAGGAAAGAATCTTTAGTGCTTGTTCAGCTTTCTTGTTTGAATATCCAAAATACATCTTAATAATCTCCAAATCATCATTATCCTCTGGTTTCACCCATTTGGCAAATCGCTTCTTGGGTCTCACGGTATTTAGTAAATACTCATATTGTAGAAGATTATCAAGACCATGATGGATATTCATAGCTTGAGAGAGGAATAATGTGTCTGGAAAGTATGATAATGACTTATTAGTTAGATATGGAACATATCCACCTTCAGCTAGTTTATCATTATCTGTATCTCGCATCAAGTTCTTTTTCTTGAAGTTGATGTCGTTTACATAATCAAAAGGCTTCATCCTGGTTCCTCAGACAATAGTTCTCGTTTATTTGGCTTTCCATTCCACTCTTCATGGTCAGGTAACGGATCCTTCTTTTCTGTAATCTGTGGCCAGATTTCACTATATTTTGTATTGATATTCATCCAATACTCTAACTCAGTTCCTTCAAGATTACTATCTGGTACTATGGCATCTACTGGACATTCTGGTTCACAAACGCCACAATCAATACATTCATCTGGATTAATTACAAGAAAGTTTTCCCCTTCATAAAAACAATCAACAGGACAGACGTCTACACAATCTGTATGTTTACATTTTATACAATTTTCGTTTACTAAGTATGTCATTAGTCCTCATACTTTACTCACATCATGGGCTAGTCGCCACATAAGTCTATCTTTCATACTTCCAAAGTACCATCTCTTATGTAATGTTATATCTTGATCAGACATAACAATGTCTCCATCATCCCAATGATGATGATACATATATTTGTCATTTAGTATATGTCCAGTAAGATACTTATGTTCACGTTGAAAGTCAACGTCAGATAAAACATGAGTACTGTGTTTGAATTCAAACACTTGGTGATAAGGAAAGAACAAGCCAGTTCTTCCATACTTCTTTTGTACTAGAGGCCAAGTTACGTCGCGATTGACATGATCAACAAAACTAGGATCATCACTGTAATTACCTCTCTTATGACCGCAAATAACGTCCATTTCTGCATAGTATTTTTTCTTCTCCTGTGGTAAGTCATCATATGCATCAGCCATGTTTAACCAGCTAGTTTTACTTCCCTTTGATCCATACACAGAATACAAAGTAACATATGAATGACGATCTTGGTTTGATGCTTTGTTACAATGCCAATCTAATTCTCTATCGTGACCAAAGAAACCTGTTTGACTTCCATCTTTTTTTAACTTACCTGTAACTCTCATTACTCCTGGTGCAGCACTGAAATCAAGATATCTTTGTCTACGAGAGGTAGACTCTATTCTGTTTGCCCAATCTTTTTTTGCATCATCAGAATTAGGATCATCATATAATTCTAGTTTTTTACTATATCCTTCAAGGTCCCCAATTGTATGACATAGTTTTTGTAGTTCTTCTGGAGGAAGTGCAGTTTGATTTTTCAACACTACAACTTGATTTTCTTTTAACGATCTTCCTATTGTTTCCATTGTTTGAGGTGACAATCTATCAAGTCTATCACACTCTATAGAACAACCCCAATTACATCCATCCAATTTAGATGAGATCAGCATTCTTTAAATCCTCTTCAATTTTATATGACATCCATTCATGAGATTTAGGACCGTGATGCATTAGATCACGACCTTTATCCCATAATGGTACTTCACAAGTTTGTCTTATTACTGAGTTCATTTCGTTCATTTGTTGAACATTTAACCATAAAAGTTTAACGTCATGATCTGAACATACAGTCTTGATTGCATCATGACATTTCATATATCTTAGTATGGATGGTTCTGGTGAGAACTGTACCATTCTAGTAAAGCCATCTTCATTACCAAAACCATCAGTACAAGTAATTTGTAGATGACCTTTCTTTGCACTCATAAATTGAGTAAACCAATGTGATTGGTTTGGGTTCCATATCTCTGTTCTACCACTAGCCCAGGGATATGTACAAATCACTAGTCTAGGTTTTAGTATACCAATATAACTCTTTAAAATCCTGTAGTACGTGTCAACACCACATCCTGGTTGGCCAAGATTTAAATATCTCTCAGAAGGAAAAACTCTATTATGTAGTAAGTAAGACCATGTTTGTTCTATGTTAACACCAATGCCAAAAGTAATGGAGCACCCAAGATATAACACGCCACCTTGCTGTTCCAGGAAAGAGGTTTTAAGGTTGTTTTCTTCGTTTGGTCCATCTATTCTAAATCCGTCCTCGTTAAGTTTGTAATCTATCTCGTTGTTAAGCCAGCCGTTTGCTTCAAGAAGCTCGGCCTTTGACATATGAATGTCATTCTTTATGTGAAATCTTTTTGTATCTTTTTTATGTTGATCAAACCTGCCTCTAGAATCTGGAGACAACCACTTTTGAGTTTTTCCAGCTTGTCTTTGTTCACAAGATTGCATATTAGCTGGAAATCTAATATTATAGTTAAATGTCCATTCAGGTCCTACTCTAGGCTCAAATATTAATGGATCTCTATCAATTACATCAATCAATCCATTGTATTCGTTATGAGGTCTTCCAGCAGGGCCATCCCATTTTCTATGCCTTGGACCCGTTTTCCATTCTTTAATTGAATCCTTCAACTTGGATATCATTGTCTCGAACATTATCACCTTCCAAACTCATTTGTAATAGACATGTCTGACAAACTGTAAATTCATAATCAATACCTTTCAAGACAATCCCAGCAGCATCTTTACCATCTATTGTGCCTTGACATATATCACAGATCATATCTACTTCCATTTTATTTCTGCCATCATCTCAGTCAAACAAGCTACCAAGTTTATCTCTTGGTCTGCTACAAATGCTGACTTATACTGATAGTCTGCCAAAATCAATACCACTTGAGGTATACTATTTGGTTCAACATATGTAGAACAGTTCTCGTAGATTGACCTGAATAACGACGTACTTTCGTTGTCGCTATTTAGTCCAACCCACTTACGCATCTCTGTAAAATTTTTAGTTTTAAGATAAGAAACCAATGCCTTAAATGACTCATCAGTGAGATTGGTAAGTAGCCCAGAATCAATATTACCTGAAACACTATACCGTTGAAGTTCATTTAGTACTCTCCTCCAATCAGGAAAGTGCTTCTGTACCAACTCAGCTACAACTTTCTGATCATATTGTATGTTATTCTCTTCAAGTATATTACAAGTACGTTTAAAGAAGCCAGCTGCAATCTTTGGCTTCTGGTTAGTTGGTATCTTAAAATCAATTACACTACACCTTGAATGTAGAGGCTCTATGATTCTATTCTTGAAGTTACAAGTTAAAATGAATCCACAGTTCTTACTAAACTCTTCCATAAAGTTTCGTAAAGCAGGCTGTGTAGATTGAGGATTAAGATAGTCAGCCTCATCAAGGATGACATACTTTCTTCCTCCAGAGAAACTAACAGAAGATGCAAACTGCATAATGTCATTTCGTAGAGTATCAATATTACCACTCAGACTACCATTGATAGTGATATAGTCACAATCAAGTTGTTCAAGCATAGCTTTAGCTACAGAAGTCTTACCGACACCTGGTCCTCCACTCAATAACAAATTAGGCACGTTCTCTTGATCTACAAACGTCTGGAACGTCTGTTTCAAGTCATTGGGTAATATACAATCATCTACCGTCTTAGGACGATACTTCTCAACCCACAAATATTCTTCACGCATATCATTCTCTAATCAATTTTCCATTACGATTGTGGCGACTTGGTTGTTTCATCAATAAGTCACCTTCATTCCAAGCCATGGCTAAGTCAACTGCATCAGAGTGATGTTGAAAGGTGCCAATGGTTTCCACATCACCTTTAAAGTGATGTATGTGAACTGCGTAGAATGTTTTATATCCTTGACACATACTGACATGTGCCCATCCGTCATGAGAATTCACTATTTTGTTCGACTGCGATCCAGTACGTGATTTTTGGTCCGTTGTCATTGCGTGATGTAAATTGTGATATACCCTTCTGAGTGATCTTACAGTTATAGTCGTAAGACATGACCTTCATGTTCTCAGCCTTAAAAATAAATTTAAAGTTATGATCTGTTTCATTAGGCCCGAGTGTCTGTGTATACCTGTCTGACGTGGGGTCACTACTATTTATGGCTTCTAAAGAGATGTTCTCCCGGCCAGTAACAGCAATTTCTGGTAATTGCATGATATTAGCTGCTCTTAACACGGCTTGCATTTGTTCCCACTTTATTAAGATATCCAAATCAGGATCTGGGATATCAATCTTTTCCTTCGTTGGTGTTGTAATCATCGAAGGATCAGCAAACGTATATGAAACACTCTTTCCATCACCAGAAATTTCTAGCAAGTTCTCTTTGAAGTCGTACGAGGGAGTTTCAAAAAGGGAAATCACACCCAAAAATCTTGACAGATCATAGATAGCTCCATCAGTTGGAAAATAATCATCCAAATCAGCTCGAGCCATTACACTCTTCTGAGGTGACATCGTTGCTAAGCTGTTACCAGCTTTGAATGCAATTGATGGATTAATCAACGAAAAGTTTTTCAAAATGTTTACTGTATCAACACTTAGTTTCATTATATATTCCTTAGAGTAAATGATCAAGTACTTTTGTTAACACTTCACCATTATGCTTGTGTGTCTTTCGACCATAATGTACAAGATCTCTACCGAGATCATTATCATTAACGTGATGTACAAACTCATTACTTAGAGCTTGTAAATCATCATCAATTCCTTCAACATCTTCTTCAACAGCATAAAACTTAGCACCATTTTCATGACATAACCATTTCATTGCATCTAAGTTCTTATACCATCTTATATAAGATTGGGCAGTATGAAACCATTCAACAGGAGCAGATGACTTCTTAGTATTTTCCACTATGTCTCTACCAGCTTTAGTCACAGTTTGTACTTCCCAAATATTTTTTCTTACATTGAACATTTCAGTTCTTGTATTCTGCCATGGATATGATACTACAACTGCATCAGGTTTCAACTCACTAATAAACCGCTTCAACAATCTATAGTAACAATCAACTCCATAGCCTGGATTACCCATGTTTAAGTATCTAAGATTTTGTGTCTTAGGACAACTGTAATGTGCTAAGTATGTCCAACTTTCTTCTAATGGCACACCTATGCCCATTGTATGGCTATCTCCTAAGTAGATTACACCACCCTGTTCTGTCGTATAATCAACATTGGTACCATCATGTCTGAATCCTTGTCTATTGATAAAGTAATCAATTTCAACCATACTTCCATCATCATTAACCCAACCATTCTCTTTTAATCTTCTTAATGCAATGGGTTTATGGATTTGTGAGTTCCAATGACGTATTGTATCTGTTGGAAACTCTTTTGCGTCCACAGGTAAATATTTACTGCCTAACGCCTCTTTCATGTTAGCTTGCATAGCAGTTGTTTGATTGAACTTTAAAATTTTATCAGCTTTGTAACGATTGCTAGAGATTGATTTGAGAGGACCTCTTTCTATAGAATTGTCTCTTATCAACCCCCAACCTAACTTTTTGAGAGCCTTAATTATATCCCAATCTACATCGTTACCATATCTATCAGGTTCTCTACTCATTTTTCCTTAATACGTTTGTTAGCTTTATCTGCTTGTTCTAATCGCTTCTCAGCATCAGTTTTAGGTGATCCTAACTTACTACCCAATAAGGACTTATCAGCAGTAGCAGAAGCACCGATAGCAGCTAATGCATGTAAACTACCTCCATATACAAAGCTACCAACATGACTTAGTTTAATCCAAGGACACAACCAAATTCTTAAACCAGCTTTACGAGCCCATTGACAAAACATATAGTCTTCTGACAAGTATCTTCTTGAATCAGGATCAATCAGAGCTTGGAAATACATCATGATTTCTCTACTACCATCAAAATGTTCTGTTCGAACATGGTCTGGTTTGTATTTAAATCCTCCAGGACTCCATTCACTATCTTCCCAATATGCATCTTTAAATGTTTGTAATGTTTTCTTAGTGAACATCATAAATCCAGTACCACCTTCTAGCACTTCAGCAGGAGAATCAAGACTAATCTCTTTAGTACCAGGTACAGGATTAAACACATAGTCACCAACAAAGTTATCCAAAGTATTAGCATCTTCGTCAGCATGTCCTTGGTTTACTGCAGCAGCAATCTTTTCCCAAGCAATACACTTCTTAGGATAAGGAGAACACATAATATCATGTCCATCATCTGCATCAGGATCCATCAATGCCATCATAGAGATGACATCATTAGCTTCAAATCCAATATCACTATCAATGAACAACATATGAGTACATTCACTACGCATAAACTCATCACAGCAATAGTTACGAGCTCTAGTAATCAATGACTCATTGAATAAGTAGTAAAATTTTAACTCAATACCATAATGCATACACAATGCAGCTAAGTCATTAGTAGACTTAGTATACATTCCTGCACACATACCACCATACATAGGCGTAGCTACAAATAGCTTACGCTTACGTAGTTCTTCAATTTCAATTTTAATTTCCATTAATGTGCAGCACCTCCTGCATACTTAGCGTCATGAATAGATCCACTACCATAACTACCTGAATATTGATTTACTGATTCCGCGTCGAAGAGTAAGAACTGTCCAACTCGTGTTCCTTTTTTAATTGTTGCCATACCACAATGCACATGCAGGGCACCAGCCATAACACCACTGTAGCCACTATCATAGAGACCAGAAGTAATAAAAAGACCGTTGCGGTTAAGAGTCGAACGAGTGATAACAAAGCCTGCTTCGTTCGGTCCAATAGTGATCTCACCTTCCATAATAATTTCATATACACCAGTCTCCAAATGCCAGAACCCATCTTCATCTGGAATGAGTTCTATAGATCCTCTATGGCCTTTTTGTTCTTCTGAAATAACAAACTTAGTAGATTCTATTCTAAAAATTTTATCAACCTTCAGATCAATAGCATTAGGTTGAACTTGATCAGGTTCATACTCACTTAGTTCTGATTCACTATCAGGACTAGCTAGATGTTTCATCATTATCAATCTCCTGAGTATAATGGTTTAGCAATGTAATATAGTGAATAGCTTTCAACAAGTCTTTCTTATTATAGCCATCCTTTTTGCCATATCTCATTAAATATTTAATTGCAGTATCACGACATGTCGTTCCTGCACTACCTAACGTATTCCATATATCTACAGTCTGATACTGACCTCCACCAACATAATGACCTTGATAAGTTCCAGCAACATACTCTTTCGCTTCATTCAAAAACTTATCCTCACTATACCGATAGTCAGGACTAACGTCAACATCATTAGTAAACAAATCAGGTTGAGAATCCAACGTCACAGTTGTAATTGTATCTAAACCATAATGACCATACCGATCATCTCCAAACATAGGAAACTCTACTTCATGAGGACCTTTTGTCATGAAAACCACCTTCCATTACATAGTGAATCAATATACTTCATATTAGATACTGCAACCTTAGTATCTCCTCCAACAAAGTTAAAGTCAACTTCCTTTTCAAACTTTCCTTGAACTAAACCAGTTGGAGAGTTATCAAACTTAATGCCATGTAGACCTGCCCACACAGCAGCAGAACTATCCCAAGTATCAATCAAACCTGAAAACTGAGCCATAAGTTCAATCTCATTAGGTCCTTCTGTCATTCCAAGAAAGTGAAACATTTTACCATTCTTTTTGATCTTTTCTAAGTCATACCTTCTGTTAAGTTCTTTCATAAACTTCCATCTTGATAAGAACTTTTGCATTCTCCAACCTTGAGCTGTACCAGACTCACACCCATATGCAAGAGGAATATTAAGAATACTAAATGCAACATATTCAATATCTGGATTGTGGAATGCCCAACCATATGAAGCAATCAACCCTTCAATATCTCCAGGTTCAGATTGAGGACAGAAGAATGTACCAAAGCCAGCTTCTTTAAGCTGAGGAATCATTTCTACAGCAGCATCTATAGTCTTCTTAATTGGTTCTTTAGGATAGTCAGACATCACAACATACTGTGCTCCAACCTTTTGAGCCATATCAATTAGCTTTTCTGTAGGATACATTGGTTCATTACGTTTATACATTTCAAACGCACTGTTATCCATAATGAGATCTGCACCACTGTTTTTATAGAACTCACAATACTGTTCGTCTTCCTCAATCAAATGAGCAAGCACAAGATGCACAGATCTTTTTTTAACTAAATCTAAATGAGAAGTAGGAACTATATGACAGAAGTCAATCATTTTAAATCACCAGAGTAATACATAACAGCACCGTTTTCACCATCTTCACTGACTTCAATCTTTAAGAAGCGACCAGGATAATGATCCTGGATATATTTAGCCAAATCATCAGCCATCATCTCACAACTTTTGTGATTTAATTCAAGAGTTCCTGACTCATAACAACCCTCGAGCTCTCGCTTAAACAAGATGAACTCTATTTCACGGTCATCGTGGAATACTTGAATCTCAACTCTAAAGTGAAACATATGTCGATGTTCATTAGCTAAGAATTCAATACCAGGATACTTATGTGCATCAGGCCAACGATGTAGTCCTTCTTTCTGAAATGTTACAAATACCCATTGACTAGGATACATTTTAAACTTCTTCTCGTTATCATTATTAATAGTAACGGTAGAATATTCCATGCCATCTTCACCCATATACGTGTTACTCATAATCACTCTCCTTTGGAGCATGTGGATCACCTAGAAGTTCTTCTTCTCGATGGATTTTACCACCATCAGCAGTAAAGTCTGACTTTACTAAATGCGGCTTCTCTAACAGCATTGTATTCTGTAATGAGTTAGCCCATGTTGTTCCATTCTCATGGAATGAAAAGTCGTTATTAGAATCATAGTATCTGCCTGTTTCATCAAATACTCTCGTAGTAGTTTTCTTACTTACTGTACCACTATACATTTCGTAAGTGACCAGTTCTTGCCTTAGCAGCCCTGGCCATCCTTTGTTAATCAAAGCCTTATGATAATTACTCATAAACTCATCTCCGTTGCAACACTTCCTCTGAAAGACTTGAGATTGTTTTCAAGTTTCCATACATTCTTCATAGCATTATCGAAAGTACGCCTTAATGTACTCTCAGTTACATCTGAAGGCAACAGGAAAAACTCGTTGATGCCACCCATGCCATCTAACGAGCCATCTTCAAGATTAAAATGTTCTTCTAGTCGGAAGTCCTTTGGACATAGTGAGTGGAAGGTATGTTCCATCCCAAGTGCCGCAGCTCTTGCAAGACTGTAGGTTTCAGAAGAAAATTCGATACAAGCCAGTACTTCTTTATCGAAGAGGTCATACTGGTGTTGTGTACCAAATCTGTCACCAAATCTTTCTTTGATAAGGTTGTGTTTTCCCCACTTGGAGATACCAATCTTATATGCTTCAGCACCGTTACATTTCCACTTCGTCAAATATACATTCATAATTTACAACTCCTTACGAGCTAGTTAAGTATAGACAGTCCTCTCGCAATGTTAAGAAACTCACGACGGACCTCAGAATTAGTTTCTTCAAAGG